AAGTTACGCCAATAAGATAGCCAGGAGTAGCTAAAATAGCTTCTGTGCCTTTTAATCCAGAAGATTTACAGACTTTGACCATTTATATCCTCCAAGAAGGGGAGGAGCCAGATAGACCCCTCCCCCTAAATTTTACCACTTCAAAAGTTTCTTTTTGGGGGTTCTGGCTCCAGCCTTTTTAGGTCCTACTCCTGCTTTCCCAGGAGGTCCCCAAATTTCCACTTTCTTTTTACCTTTGTAATCTTTTGCAATCATAATTACCCCCTATAACCCTAAGTGTTGTTTAAGCACGGTTGCATTAAGCTCTACATACCCACCAGCTTTAATCCAACCAAAGCCTTCACACTTAGGACATTCACCTTCCTCAACAGGACTCTCTGGTTCTGGTACCATATTAGCTACACCATCCCCGCCACATGTAGGGCAACTCTTCCACATCCACAGTTTCATCTTTTGGTCTGGCATAAATTACCTCCTTATGCACCATTCGGATCAGTAATACTTGCACCAGCAAGAGTCGCATTGTGGATTATCCCATCAGGACTTGCAGCGCATTCTATTGCAGTCTTGCCGTTAGGAACACTAACTTTATTGTCGCAAATCATTATCTGTCCAGTAGAGTCTATGTCAATGCCAATAGGACTTCCGGCAACATCACCCATGATAATCTTGTTGTTCTCAATCGAACTACCATACGAAACTCCAGTCCCCACATGGAAGATTCCCTTGGCACCACTGCCAATGTTACCAGTTGAACTTTTAGCAAACAGGTTTCTTCGGATTATGTTCTCAATGAACCACCCTGTTAAGTTGATACCCTTCTCCTCAAAAGAGAAGAATTTATTGTCCTCAATTATAGAGTTTCTAAGGTCACTGAGTTCCATACAATCCAGAGTAGTCCCACCTAAAGCGTGGAAGACACAGTGGTGTATCCAAACGTTGTTTGCAGCAGGAGCATAAAACACTGGTTCTGCTCCCACAGCGTCAAAACAGATGTTAGCTATCTCACAGTTAGCAGCAGCCAACCCAAAGACGCAGTAAGAAGCACCACCGGCTCCTACTATGTGAACTCCGCTATCTCTCCCAGGTTGCCCGAGTCCAATTAGATGTAATCCGTGTCCGGCAAAGAGAATATCGTCCTGTTCATAATTTCCAGGTGCAACGTACACATAGCAAAGAGCGTCATCGTCGTAGTTGTCTCTCCAGACTCCAGTTAGACCACAAGCTTTCTCTATTGAACCAAAAGCTATAGTAGGGTCTGTCCCAGCATTCGAGTCACTCCCGTTCTCTTCATCTACAAAGTAGATTGCTGTAGCAAGCCCTCTTGCTATCATCATACCGGTGAGAGAGCCTGAGAGTGTAGCTGTCTGAGTAGCAAGCAGGACATCCTGAGCGTCCATACTCGTCTTGTTGTAATCTCCCAGCACCCTCAGCCCTTGAAACACTTCCTCTGCTGGAGTGCTAATCCTCTTTAGTAATTGAGTTAAATCAGTCGGCCATGCCATATTCCTCCTCCTATTTTTACCCTGAGACTCCACCTCCGCCTCACAAACATCCCAGAGTTTTACTTTAAGGGGGAGACCCGAAAGTCCCCCCCGATTTACTACTATGTTACCTTCAACATCCGGTGAGTTTCCAGCAAGCTAATCTTGAATCCACATCGAGTTAGATACTGGTCTTTTCTCTCCTGAGCGTCATTTGCCTGCAACGCCGTTTGAAGCTCGGTATCCGGTCCATATTTCTTGTACTTAATGTAGTTCATATCCAGAAGGAACGCCCAACCCTCAAAGGAGTTCTTCAAGAGAGGATGATAGACAATATCTACTGTGCCAAAAGTGGTCTTGTAGGCAGGGACTTCCATTCCGAGAGTTGCACTGAGCTTATCGTTAATAACCAGTCTTCCCATTGCCCAGGCATCTATCGCCTCCACTACCTGTCCACCGGCAATGAGTAGCTTTCGCTTACTCATCTCATCGCCAAAACCACTTCTCAAGAAACTTCTAAATGCAGTCTCGTTGAAATCTGCCGTTGCTACAGTATCGGTAGTCAACCCAGAGTGATAAAGTCCAGCGGTGGTGTAAATCATCTTGCCACCTTCCAGCCTTGCGTCTCTATCACCCAGGAGGAACTGATACTCAAGATTCTTCAGATGCTCAACAGCTTTTCTTCCTTGAAGTCTCTTTAACTCCGGCCCACCCTCTAACTCAGCAATCATAGTTTCCTCATCCAAGTCAAAAGCAAGTTGGAATTTTTGAATGAAGTTATAGACGCTAGTTAAAGCAAGGGCATGAGCAGTAGCAGAGACTCCGCCATTGGGATAGACATTGGACATCTTCACAATTCTATCCTGAGCTACGGGTGGAGCATGAGTATCAGAACTGGTATCACCAGAATTATATACTCTTCCGTCGCTTCCGCCTTCTCCCTGTCCAGCATATTGCTCGGTTACCGTTACCTCACCATTACCAGTATTAACACCGGTAACAATCATGGTATGGTCTTTTTCAGGACAATAGAGAAGATCTCTCACCTGGATGTAAGCAGCAGCGGCTACGTTCTCACCACCACCACTGGTAAGCTCAAGCGTCAACTTAGTGAGAGGGTCACCGGTAGGCGTATCGCAGTAGAACCATCTGGTATAGGGACGGTCCTCAAAGTTGATGTACTTTTGGTTATCGGCTTTTTCCTTCCCTAACTTCTTGGAAAGAACTACTAGAGGAGTCGCATCCGGCTCAAGTGTGAGTATCTTATCTCCCCAATCCAGAACTCTTCTATCGGTCAAAATATCGTTAATTCCCCTAGCCATTGTTTTTACCTCCGTATTTTTACTTAAATCCTACGGAGATTAGTCTTTGTTTTCAGCCTCAGCTAGAGGTATTCTTCCAAAGAAGAGCTCGTAGCCTTGAGGGTATTGAAAATTACTTCTAATCCCCCGTTAAATTAACCTTTGTTCCTTTATGTGCTGCTACTATAGCGTCTGTTTCTTTTTCACTTTCGGACTTCTTTTCTGTCGTAAGTTTTTCGCCTCCACCTTCACCGTGTCCAGCACGCATATCGGCAATAATCTTTTCCCTTATTTTTGCCTCATCAGGCAAATTCTCAGCTTTAGCTGCCTTATAGATTGTCTCCATCAGTTTTTCGGAAGGGAGCATTCTCGTCTGTGGAGGCAACCCCTTCCAAATTTCAATGATTTTGGGTGCCAATTCATCAAAATCCTCTTTATGAGCAGCCCGCACTCTATTGTATATGTCCGTTTGCTTCTGGCTTGCAGCGCTTCGGCGTTTGAGGTCATCTTTCCTTACGAAACCCTGGGTAGCAATATAGGCATCAATAATTCGGTGAAATCCCCTTATCATTGACCCTGGGCTTTTGTCAGCTTCCTTGCGAAATTCTATTCCTATTTGGTCTAAATCCTGTTCTAGTTTCTTTTTTTCCTCTTGGGTCTTAGCCTGTCTTATCTCCTCTTGTTTCTGCTCTACTATCGCAGTCCTCTGTTTTTCAATCTCCAATAGCTTTTCGGTTTCGCTTAACTTCTGCTGCCCTTCGTGATACTTGGTTTCTCCTTCCTTGTGTGCTTTTTCAGCTTCCTCTATTGTCTTATACTTCCCAAAAATAAGCTTTTCACCACCGGCATCACCAGCCTTGCTCGCAGGTGTCCCCTCTGGGGGCTTTGAGCCAGGGTCTTGGTCTCCTGCCATCTTATTCCTCCTCCGCACCTATGCTTGATAAGTTTTTAGATCTCTCTTTAGTGATTCCCTCTACTATTGCCTCATTCTCTTTTTCCTCAGTTGGCTTAACAATCTCAGCCAAGCCATCGGCTATCTCACCGATTACATCGCCAACCTCTAAAGCCTCATCCGCTAAGAATTTCTCCCTTGCCTTAGCGATAAGCTCCTCAATTGGTTTCCATTCTTCTAGCCGGGGATTTTCTACTTCTTCCTTTTTCTTTGGCACTAGGGGCTTCTTTAGAGTTTTCAATTTATCTAAAATTGGATCAGTCATGCTTTTTCTCCTTCTTTTTCTTTTTCTTTGCCTTTTCCTCGGCTTTTTTCTTCAAGTCAGTCCATTTTTTGAGAGTCTTCTTAGGATAAGTTCCAGCCTTTGCCAATCCTATAAGTTGTCCCTTCAAAAAATACAACTCCTTCATTTCATCAAAATCGCCCTTAATAATTGCTTCAGAAACTCTGGCTACCTCTTGACTGATAAAACCCGAGACTTCTTTCCAAAATTCCGTAGATATTCCGCCCTCTAAGATTTCAGCCTTCTCGATAATATCTTTATTTTTCAATTACCTTCCTCCTAATGCACCTAAAGCTTTCCCCATTATTCCGCCAGCCACTCTACCCGGCGTTCTTCCAGCCTCAGTCCTCGGTGCTGCAAGAGCTGGTGTTCCCCTGGCACCTCCCCTCGCTCCTGGAGGAACACCAGGCATTCCTTGACCCATAAGTTGTCGCAATAAATCCTCGGGTCTCCTTTCCTCTCGCCCCTCCTCTCCAAATATCTCTTCTAGCTCTGGCATATCAAAAGTTCCGAGAACAGCGTTCATCAGCTTCTCTACTTTTTCCCTCATGGCAGGAGGAAGAGTCATAAGTATTTGCTGGGACTGAATAATTATCCTTAGAGACTCCATTAACTGAGCGCGTTTTACCTCTTTAATTGCATCGGGATCAAGAAAAGAGATGAGCTCTTTGAATTTGAAATCGCCCTGAATACTCTTGCGGTTAGTTTCTCTGAATCCTAGAATTCCTTCCTTGGTTTCTCGAAGAAGATAAATATATTCTTCGGGAAGATATTTCTGATCCCAGGCTATCATTTGACGAGGTAAAGATATAAAAGCAGTTCTAAGAGCCAGTAAGATCTTGTACCGGAATAATATACCTCCGGCAGCCTGAAGACGAGCAATACCAGTAGCAGTTTCTCGTTGCTGGGGGACTTCTCCTAAAACATAATCAAACATACCGCTTATGATCTGAATATTTCTTTCCAGAATTGCGGTTTCCTGATAGGAAGAGCCGGTAACGAAATCGAGCTTCAA